CGCCTTCTTGTCGGGGATGCGCCGACTGTTCACGGCCTCATCATAGGCGACCTGGAATTCAGGAGTTCCCGGTTCGGCTTTGATCCTGGGACCACCGCGCCACGCGTAGGCATAAACCTTATCCGGTTTGCCCTTGCGCTTGACCTTGACTAAGTGAAGCCCCTTCAATTCAATCGTCGCCATGTTCCGCCTCGAATGCCGCGAGTTCGGCATCGAGGATTTCATCTTCCGAGAGGTCAACCGCCTTTTCTTCCTGTGCAAGAACAGCGTGATCTTCGGGGATAAGCTCGATCACGCTCTTGCCAAGATGCACCCGCGCGATGCAGCCGCCCTTCTTTGCTCCCTCGCAAAGAGCTTTCACCTGCCGCTGCGTGAGGTCCAGCGCCCGGCTCACCGCGCCACATCCTTCCGTGGATCTGATGAGCCGGGGAGAGCGCTCTTGACAATGTCAGCTAAGCAGCCGCATTCGCCAGCATCCGTACATTGCCCCACCGTAAAGTCATCTGGACGATGGTTGCACGGCCGCGGACAGTTCATCTCCCGCAGCGCGCTTTCCAGCCTGCCGCAGTGGGCTTCGGTGGCGTTGGCGCGGCGTTTTTCACCATCACGCTCATTCCAAGCGCGTTGCGTCTCTTTCAGTTGACATTCCCATTTCGCCCGCAGTTCCTCCACCTGTGCGGAGAGTGCTTGAACCAACTTGATAAGGTCAAGCCATGTGCCAGGAAACATGAAAGCTTCGCTGTAATTGAACGATTTGCTTTCGATGATTTCTCTCAGTCGTTTAGGGTTGAGACGCGGCCCATCTATATGCAAGCTATCTACATTGATGCCATCGACCAGCGCCTTGATCTCTTCGTCTGTCGTCATGGCTTGTGCTCCCGGTGCGGCTCAGAATGAGGCCAATGCAGCGGACAGCCTTCAGTATAAATCCATTGGCCTGGAATGCCGTGATAGCCGATGCCATGCGCGTTATCGATGACTGCGCATGTGCAGCCCATCATGATTGCTTCATCCGATCCTGGATTCGGAACGGCGGTTGTTGAAGTGCGGGCCTGATTCATGGCTTTGCCTCCTGTGAGAGGGCGCGGACAGGCTCAACATCGTTCGGATGCGAATAAACTATCCTGTCGCTTCCCGGACGGACGAATTTGACGTAATTATTGACGCCCGGCTCGCCGGAAACCCGAAAAGCCGGGAAGCCGCTTACTGTGATCGGTTCGCCAAATCCGGGCGGTGCTACGGTCTTCGAAGCGCGTACGATCTTAAGGAAGTCCCTGAAGGCGATATCCCGACATGACTGGTAATCTCGCCAGCATCGGGCAATTGCTTGCTGGCGAGTTCTCGCCGCGTAAAAAGCGGCGTTGAAACCATCCACCTTCACCGAGAAGGGTTTCAGGCAAAAGGGCGCCTGCGCTATGATCTCGCGTGGCGTCATGGGCGTTCGTCCCGGAACGAGAAAATATACGGGACGATGATTGCCGGAAGAGTGGTCATGGGAGGTTCCTCGGCTGCGGCACAAGCGCGATCGTTCGCATCGCGGCAAGCCATGCTCGCACTTCGGCGTCGGACAAAATGGCATCGATTGCCGCTCCGTCAAACTGCTCGTTACCATGTGAAGAGCGTAGCTCTTCGACGTGGCCAACAATGCTTCCGATTTTGGCGAGGAGGGCCGGCGGCAAATCTGTCAGCGGATAGCTCATCCCCGCTCTCCCTTCTGCTCAGAAAGGGCGGCGCGCCGAACCTTTTCCGCATCGATCTTGGCTTGAGCAGCTTCGCGGGTAACTTCTTCGATCCAAAAGTCATCGTCGCTGTCGGCGTCATGGGCGGGAGGCAGGGAAGCGCAATAGGTGATCTCAACGACGCCACCGCGCGCAACGGCAATAACGTGGCCGACGTCTTCCGACGTCCAGTCATAGGCATTCTGGACGATCTCTTGCGCGCTCTCACCGCACATCTCTGAACTGGTATCGTCTTCCGGCCAATACCAGTCGCAGGCATCATATGCCTTTGCTTTGCGTTCGAGTTCAGATAGCCACCCCTCCTGCACTCCTGCCTGTAGACGGGAGAGGATGGAACGGGCAGCGTTTATCGCTTTGCCGAGAGGGCTATCCTCCTCGAAATATTTCTCGCTGGTGTTCTCGATGTAAGCTTCCTGACATTGATCGAGATACCCAACCAATTTTCCCAGCACCCGCTCCACCTCGTCTTTGGGCGGTAGGGCTTTCAATCGTGCGTTTTCTGCTTCAGCGGCTTGAAACCGCTCGATGCCGATTGTTTCGTGCATCTGCGAGATGTTCAGTTCGCTATCTAGGCGCGCGACTTTCGCCCGCAGTTCCGCGATCTGGCGCTCAAGGGTTTCGATATATTCGAACAACGACGCAGCGTTCGGGCCAGTATCTGGCTTGCCCTCGAAAACCTCAAAGGCGGCTTGCACTCTTTTCGGGCGCTCAACCATCTACCGGCCCTCCTTTGCGGCCACTGGAACTAGTCGCATCCACCGCCCTATGCGACGATGGTAGCCGGACGGCCCGCGCCCCCACCAAGCAACAAAGTCCGTGCCGTTCGGCTGTGACAAATGAACGTGATCAACGTTGCGCGGTCGCCCCAATTCGCTAACGGCCAATGGATGCTTGCGCAGCGCCTTTAGATATTCGTGCTGGCCGTCGCTCCATGCTGCTGCCTTATTTGCCGCTTCCGCGGCAGCTTGATCAGCCAGCGTCAATTCGTAATCGCTCACGACCGGCCCTCCGACTTCGAGAGGGAAGAAATGGCTTCATCAATGGCGGCGCGCGGGTCGTCGTGATAGACTTCCGCTATGGTCCTCTCGTGAGGCTCGGCCATCCAATGACCAACGACGCGCCAGCCGGTATCGTAATCATCACCACCTGTTGGGATATCGAAACAGCGCAAATCCCAACTCTCATTTCGCAACTTGTCGAAACGTTTGGTATCATCCAGCGGATAGGGTGGGTGGGTGAGGACGGAGAGGATGCCATCCGCGATTTCTTCAAGACGGTCTATGATCGGCTCGAAATCATCTTCGCCCATCGTCCCAACCGACCACGATTCCCAAACGCGGGTGCAGTCATAACTATCACTGAACTCGGAACGAAGGTGCTTTAACAGGTTTTCGCGGTCCACTACCCGCTCATCGGCGGGATGGGGTTGGGAGAGGGAGTCGGACGCACGCAACGCATCCGCCATGCTGGCCTGCATGTGCTCTCGCACTTCGTCTGCCAGAACATCGTAGGTGTTCATGTAGGCGCGGCAGGCCGCAATAACGCGATCTGCGAACTGTCCCGGTTCCGCCGCCGCCTGCCCGCCTGCGCCTATGGCGGCGAACTTGTCGGCAAATTCACGGAAATGCTGCATGATGACGGTGATCGGCATCCCAGCCATTTCGTGCGCATTGCGCTTGCAGGCCAATGCGTACTTCTTAATCAGGCCTTCCCGCTCTGCTGTGTTCCCCTGCGCCGGATTGGCGGGTGCTACCTGTGATGGGGAGGCGCGGCGCTCAGCCTCGATGCATGCGAGAATGCGGCTCATCTGCGGTTCGCCGTCGATGCCAGAGGCGTACCGGTCGATCCAGTGCAATGCCATGCTTTCATCGCGCCAGCGGAGTGCTATATCGGTCATGTGCGGGCCTCGTATATTTTGCGCGGTGCAAGCGGCTTGAGTGCGCTCTTGTCGATCTTGGTGGATTTCGGTGGGGCTTTGGGCGGGGAGGGGATGCGGGCTTTCGGGCGCGGTTTCGCACCCATCAGTTCCTGGCGCTTGGTCTTCGCGGCAGTCGGCACATCGACGTGCGACGTTTTCCAGCGATGACATTTCGGGCAGACGGCGCGGCAATTCGCGAGGCTGCTGTCCTTGGAGTTGGCGTCCAATAAGAAATGATCATATTCGATGCCGATGCGGGATAGATCCGCGTTGCAGCGTTGACCGGCTGGAAGACCGTACCAGGCGCCGATGGCCTCACAGCGCATACCGGATCGAGCGCGGGCCTGCTTGCGGGTCGTGGCAGTGAATTCGCGTCGGGGCATCAAGCGGCCCTCGCCAATGAAAACGGCAATCGCGATGACAGAACCCACACGTGGTACATGTCAGCGTCGTCAACGAGTTCGGAAGCCGGTGGCATCACCGAAACGGCGGTGGATTCCTCGCCGCAAATCTCGCTCTTGATCCGCTGCATGTCGCGCCACGGTGGCTCAAGCTGCGAGATCGTTCGGATCGCCAGATGAATGACTTCCTCGCCGTTGGTGTCGGCAAATGGTCGAATTAGAACGGCATAGAGGTTATTCGCCCACGCTTCGCGGACTTCGCGGCACCATCCATGGCCGTTGGGGATGCCGGTCGGCAGAGGCGTCTTGCGCCATTCGCCCCAATCGCCTCTTAGGCCCCGACGCTCCATCGCGAGGGATATGCGATAGTCTCGACGGTTCGCCATCAACGCACCATCTTCCCTGCCTTCGGAGGCCATTGCATTCCGAGTTCCGCGGCAAGCTGGCGGTGCTTGGCATCGCGAAGCCGCTCAAGATCGGTTTTCTTGACCTTGAAGGTCTGGACGATGACCGGAAGCGGGTGAGTGGGCTTGCGCCAGAGGAACGGGATGTTCATGCCGCGCGATCCTCCAAAGCTGGATCGGTCCACTGGACGCCGTGCCGATCGCCATATTCGGCAATGACAGTGATGAGGTCAGCCATCTGGCGGACAGTGAGCCGGGAAGACCGGAAGCCGAGAGGAAACGGGCCGGATCCATCCAGTCCTTCGCAGAACTGAACCTGATGGCCGAGCGCGTGCATGAATGCGCATTTCCATGTTTCCGGCGTCCAGTGACGGCCTTCCGGCTTGGCGCGGCTCACGTCCGAAAGCATGGCCCACATGCGGGCATTCTGATCGTTGTTGCGCGTAGCCTCGCGGATCGTCACGACGCCATTGACCGGGGCGCGATCAATAAGCTGCTTGGCGAAAGCGCGTTGCGAAGGTCCGACCAGGATCACCGTCTGCGACATGCTCAAATCTCCTTTGCCGCGCCCCGAGAGAAATGGCTCTCAAAGGCGCGGTCTGCTGGTTATCCGGCTAGTAAGAAATCTGTCGGATCAGCTGGCAAATGCACCCGCGCGAAGGCCAGATATTCAGCCGCGAGCTTCTCGCAATAGTCGTGCATTTCGGGATATCGATGCGCCGTCAAAGTCTGCGGAGCCGAGACGCTGTAAACCTTCGGTTCCAGTTCCTTAACGACGAAGATATTCCACCGGAATTCATTCGCACCGAAGAGATCCAGATAGAACTTCCACTGGCACCCCTTCAAATACCGTTCCGGATCGAACTTGCCCGTCGTCTTGTGATCGATGACGATCTTGCCTTCGACGGCATCGACTTGTCCGGTAACGTCCAATCCGCGATAGTTGCCATAGGCGCGCATTTCCCTGACAGCCGGCAGAGAAATGGCGGCATCTGGAAGGATGAACCGATAGCCGTTCGCCTCGAAACTGTCGTGGTTGCCATCCTGCGCCAGTTCCATCGCCTTGTGAAAGGCTGTTCCGGCAAGCATCGCTTCAGATGGTTCGTCAATCGTGATGAACCGGACCAGATCATCGACGCTCGGCTCTTCTTGGCCCTCGAAAAGAGGTTGCCAGTTCACCCATTGCCGATAGGCTTCGATATTGGAAACTCGCGCGAGAGGCATCAGGCGGCTTCCTTCTGGCGTTCGACGTATTCGCCCTTGGATTTGTCGAAGGACAACCCGATTTCCTCGGCGCGCTTGTGGAGCAGCGATTTGCAGACCGTGCCGCCTTCCTTCGCGCGGCCGACAAGGCCATTGATGCCATCCGCGTCGGAAACCTTGGGAAGCGTGTCGCGGAACCATTGCTGTTCGGCCATAGCCTTGCGCTGATCCTCGGTAAGTTCATTGAGCCGCGCCTTGATGCGGTCGATGACGGAGCCGAAGAACGTGTTGAACTCCGGCTCGGTGAAGTTCGGCACATCGAGCGGCGGAAGCTGTCCGGGGTTCTTGCCGAAAGCCGCGTCGGTCGGGGAGAAAAGGAGCCGACGCTGACCATTGGCGATAACGAGGCGCCCCATGGCATCCGCTGCCTTGTAGATTTCGCCCTTCGATCCTCCCTGCACGTCAAGGCGTTCGATGATATCGTCGCCGTTGCGTTGCTCATCCATGTGAGCGATCAACACCACGTCCTTGCCGAAGCTGTTCAGGAGCTTGAGGAACGAAGTGAACCTGCTCTTCAGTTCGCCGTAGCCCTGCAACGTCAGCGCGCCGCCACGGCCATGCTTCGGATTGATCCGAATGATATCAGCGGTGAGAATGTCGAGCGCGCGGCCCGCCGTATCCACGATTACCGTCTTGAATGGCGCGAGATCTTCCGGCGTGATCCCGGCTACGTCTGACCAGTTCTCGACGCGCACAGTATCCTTCCGGTTTGCCGCCCGATGCGAACCGTTGTCGAAGTCGAGAAGCAGCGGCGTATCAGCCGTGAAGGCGAGAGAGGATTTTCCCAATCCAGGAGGACCATAGATGACTGTGTTCAGCCGCTCGACGGTGATAGGATCGGAAGCACGCGTGATCTTGAGAGTCATTTCTATCTCCTGATTATGGCAAGCGGTTCAGTCCGGCGTGGAAGGCGTACCAACGGGCCTTGCGCCACGCTTCGGTGCTGGCAGAACGGCATTCTCGATAGCGTTTGAGATCGCCGGCAACTTCGTATTCGAGCGCTTCACGCTTGTAGGCGTGAGCGTGACGCTTAAGCGTCTTGGCGAGGGAAAGCATAGCCTTCCCGGCTTCCGTCAAAGGCGGCTTGACAGATGTTCCTGTGAGGCGAGCATGGGCGTTCATGACGCGATCACTCCAAGCCAGAACAGCCCAATGCTCAAAAACAGAGCCATGACTACAAAAGACAGAAGGTCTTGTTTAATGGGGAGGGGAGACATCAGGTGCCCTCCGATTTATCTTCGGAGATCGGCTTGCCATCCCGATCAACTTCGTAGCAGGGCGCGGCGCAGCCCTTGAATTTCACCTTCTGCGGGTAGTTTCCGTCAGGATGGACGGCAATATCCTCAAGGCGAACCGGGCAGGCGATGAAGTGCTTTCCTGCATTGAACTCAAGCGCCATCTTTGGGTGCGGGGAAGCATGCAGGCCGCCGCCACATTCGCGCTCGCCGCCATCCCAATCAGGGGCGACCGGTGCTTGGCCTGGTGCGTAGGAAATTCCGACACTACGCGCGCGGTCCGTCGAGAAATCCTCATCAACGGCTTTGTAGAGCGTAGCGATCCCATTCTCGACCGCAACCCCGTAATGGTCGCACCAGTCGGTCGGCGTTGAAGGTCTGTTGGCCTCCAGAACGCGACCGCCTTCGGGACTGCGTGATTTGCCATGCCGCATGATTACAACATGAGCGGATGCTTTGATCTTGAGCGCGGAAAAGAGGCGGACGAAGACGTTTCCCCGCGCCACGACGCTGGAGTTTTCCCGCGCCACGACGCTGGAGTTTTCCCACGCCACGACGCTGGAGTTTCCCCGCGCCACGACGCTGGAGTTTTCCCACGCCACGACGCTGGAGTTTCCCCGCGCCACGACGCTGGAGTTTCC